AGCTTTTGGGTTTTGATTAGACATATTACTTGCAAGGTTACCATCAACAATAGTGTTACTAGAGTTACGGAGAATACACCAAGTAGTAGCATCAGCACCCGGATCACCATTTTCTCCAGATTTTGCTTCAAGTTCATAACCAATAACTATTAAAGCATTATCTGGAATCGTAAGACCAGTAACTAAATCAAAAACTGTATTGTTTGAAGTAGGGTCTTGCGAACCAGTACCACTAGATATGGTAAGACCTAATCCATTAGTTCTTACTTTTGTTAAAGCCATAGTTTACTCCTTATGCGTAAGGACTGTCACCAAGCACAGATGTATCCCACGCTGCTTTCAACTTATCAATAGTATCTGCATCTGTAATAGCTTTTGCCGCAGGTGCATCTCTTAATGCTTTCTTCTTATTAACTGAATTTGTTTTGGCAGTAGAATCATCTGCTTCTAGTGCTTTCATGTACACAACGTCTTCAGCTTCTAATAAAGGTTTTCTTACTTCCCTTATCTTATCTTTAAATATTTCTTTAGCCTTAGTCATGTCTTCAGCTATAACTTTACCTGATATTGCCCAAGCATTTCTAAAATGTCTGTCTGATGGCTTTGATGAAACACTTGAAGCATCAATCTGGTTGCCATCTTTATCTATAATTAAACTTGTCATATTAACTCCTATGCTACTAATTTAATGTCATCTCTAATTTGCCATGCATCTCGCCATTGACGGTGTTTAGGCAGTTGATGTGCTCGGCATATAACCATTTTTGGTTTATTACCCTCATTCCATGTTCGCCATACACGTTGTGGAATATCTTTTTGGATTAAGTATTCTATTGCTTGTTCTTCTGTCATTGCTTCAACAGGTTTAGTGTTATGCAATAAATACCCTCTTGTATGCTTTACAAAGTTAGGTTGTGCTTCATCTTTTGCTAGTTCCCAATATACTTCTACAGGTGGCAAAATACCACCTTGAATTGCACAAGCCATCCAGTTAGGGTCAGGAGATAACACCTTTGCTGGATTTTCCATGTCTTTTGGGTCTTCATATACAACTTTAATATCACTTTTAACAGGCTCAAGATTTTCTTTTGCCCAACATAGTCTATTCCATAAATGAGTGCCTTGAAAATTTGGTGTTTTTATCACGTAATTTCCATTATTGATAAAGAAGCATCTAACATACCAGCAACAGAACTTGAAATTTTTAAAACATCTGTTGTCTGTAAAACATATTTATTGCCTGTCATCATCTCAACACTACCACCACCACCAACAACTATATCTTTCTGTATATTAACATCTGTATTTGTTTCAGTATCTGAAGTATTACTTTCAATATTAACTGTTGCCTTTACTGCTTCACTATGATTGTTGCAAAGGTTAAGAGATAAGATAATTGTTGTAGTTGAACTTGGAACTGTATATAAAGTCTGCAAAGTAAAGGCTTGTGTACTTATACCTGATTTACTTTTTAATTTAAATGTGTTTGCCATATTTAAGCAACATCATCTAATAAAGCAGCAACTACACAATCAACTGTTCCTGTTGATGTAATCGCATGAATATTTGCTACTGTTGTATTTGGTAAATTACCAAACCACGAATGTCCAGCAGCTATTTTAATTCCATCAGCTACTGAAGTTGAAGCTGTACCTCCATCAATAACAATATAAACATCTGCACTTGCATCCGTATTTTTAATAAATAAAAAATTTACTTTGTCATTTGCATGAACTGCTGTAGGAGATGTATCATCATCTATCCCAGCATAATCTAAAAAATATCCAGCTATTAAATCTGTTGATGAATTAGATACATTGGTAAATTTATAATACCATTTATCATTAGCATCAGCAGGACTAATAGTTGTACTGCCCTCTATAACTTTTGATATTGTGTCAGGCAGCAATGTTGCAGTTATATTAACTGTTGCCGAATTTGCCATTTTATTTTCTCCTTTTTATATAATTAAACACTAAAATTAGTAATTTGTAAAGCAAATTATCCTAGTGCTATTGCTAATGCCGTCGCATCATCTGTTGTTGCTTTTGCATCAATTTGTGTTTGAATACTAGATGTTACACCATCTAAATATCCTACTTCTGTTGAAGTAACATCACTTACTGAAACATCCCCACTACCATCAGACACCAAAGCCCTTCCAGTTGTAAGGTTTGCCATCTTGCTAAAGGCTATCGCTGCACCTGATGCTACACTTGCGTTGACTACAGCATTTGATGCTAATTGGTCTGCACCTACAGCATCATCAGCTATCTTTGCCTGTGTAACATTATCATCAACTATTGAAGCTGTTACTACGGCACTAGCAGCAAGTTGGTCTGCACCTACAGCATCATCAGCTATCATAGATTGTTCTACTGCATCAGCCTGTATTGTAGCACTGCCTGTTACATTACCTGACCCATCAAAACTAGCAGATGTCCACGCAACATCTCCTGTCATTGCAATAGTTCTACCTGTAGCTAACGCTGTAGCTGTATCTGCATTACCTGTTACATCACCTGTCAAAGGTCCAGCAAAAGCATCAGAAGTTACTGTTCCATCAAAGAAAGCATCTTTAAATTCTAAACTAGAAGTTCCTAAGTCTATTTGATTATTAGTTTCAGGTCGTAAAGCCCCTGTTGTTAATGTTAATCTTACTGCATTATCAACTTTAAAATCTATTTCATTTGCTGTTCCAAAATCAACAGCAGTTTGTGAATCTTCACCTATAATTAAATCAGTTGCATGAATTGAAGTAATATCTGTCTGTGCTGCCTTTATAGTAAAAGTTAAATCGTAAGGGTCAGCATCTGAACCAGTTGAAGTGTCTGTCCAGTTAATGTCAATACCACCACCCTCAACAAATTTAACCTCTTTACCATCAGCTACAGTAACTTCTGTTCCGTCACCATCTTCAAGGATAAAGTTACTCATACCCCCAGCATTGTCATCAACATAAGCCTTAACAGATTGTTGGGTAGGAACTAAAGTAGCACTGTTACTATTCATATCGTCTTCATCAACAAACGCTGTAATCGTTATTGTGCCATCACTGAGACTGCCGTAGGTAACTGTTCCTGTGGTTGTAATAGCAGATGAACCGTTATTAATACTTCCAAAATTACTTGTAATGCTACCACTATCTAATGCACCAGTTGTGGTAATAGAACTACTTCCTGCAACAGGAGAAAAATAAGTTTTGAGAGTATCCATCCCAACTTTTTTAAGTGTTCCACCATCAGAATAAAGCAACTCATCTGCATCAGCTAAACCACTAGTGATTTCTGTTTGACCAGATATTACATTGTTATTTAAATGCTCACTTTCAACAGCATCATCAGCAATTTTAGCTTCTGTTATTGCATCTCCAGCAATCATTGCAGTTTCAACTGCACCACTAGCGATTGTTACAGCACCTGTGTTAGCTATTGTAACGTCACCTGATACTGCTACTTCTTCATAACTTGTTCCATCTGATACTAATATTTTAGCATCTGTTACATCAGGCATAATTAATTTAGCACCTAATGTTAAATTACCAGTTACACCAAGAGTTGTTGCCATATCAACAGCACCATCTATATCAACTACATCTAAATTAGTTGTACCATCAACATCTATGTTGCCTGATATATCAAGAGAAGCTGCAATAAGTTGGTCAACTTGTAAATCTTCGTAATCTGAACCTAACTTCAATTCAAATTTAGGACCTGATGTACTATATAAAAATGTAGCATCTGTTCCTGAACCACCTTCGATTGTAATACCTGCACCATTAACTACAGCAGATGTACTGTTACCACTGTCAAGTACAATGTTATGGTCATTTAAATTTACAGTAGTTGAGTTTACAGTGGTTGTTGTACCTGATACTGTTAAGTCACCTGCAAGTGTTACATCAGCACCAGAGAATGTCATAGCAGTTGTACTACCTGATTTAACAATAAGATTGCCACTAGAGTTTGTAAAGGCTGCATATTGTGTGCCGTCATCTTTAAGTATAACATCTGCACCACCTGCATCTAAATTAATATCAGCCGCAGCATCAACTGTAAGATTGTTTGCTGAGATTGTTAAATCCGTACCATCTCCCTCAATCTTCTCGCTGTCACCACCAAAAACGATACCAACATTGTTTGGTACATGAATATCAGATGTAGCTGTTAAATTTAATTTAGCACTTGATGCAATCGTGAGGTCAGTTCCATCCCCTTCTATCTTTTCCCCATCATTACCAAGTGTTAGCCCTACATTAGCAGGAATATTAATATCTGTTGTTGCTGTTAAATGTAAATCATTGCTGGATGCTATTGTTAAATCAGTACCATCGCCTTCTATTTTTTCTCCATCATCACCAAAGGTCATACCTATATTAGCAGGTACGTTTATATCAGAAGTAGCTGTTAAATTAATATCAGCTCCAGATGTTACTGTTAAATCAGTATTATCCCCTTCTATTTTTTCTCCAGTACCAAATGTTACACCAACATTAGCAGGGATAACTACATCTGTTGTAGCTGTTAAATTAATCGCACCTCCTGATGCAAGGGTAAAATCTGTACCATCAGAAGATATATATTCTCCACCCTTATCAAAGAAATAAAGTCTTCTGTCATCAGCTATACGAACAACTTCATTACCATCGTATTGTTGTAGTATGACATCTTTAGCATCTGTAAGAGGTTTAAAGATTACATCACTGGAAGAATTTGCTATATTTAATTTATTTCCTACTAAACCTAAACTAGCATTATCTTCAATACGAATAACTTCTGTTCCATCATATTGTGAAATAACTAAATCATCAGAATCTACGGCAGGTTTCATTATAACTTCACCTGCTGTACCATCTAAATCAAAAGCAATTTGGTCAACCCCACCATCTTGAAGTTTAATATCGCCTATAGTTGAGTTTAAGTGTAACTCTCCAGTTGAGTCAATTGATATTGGTGTGGCTGCAATAGTTAATCCTGTAGTACCATCGTGTGTAAAAGTAATATCATTTCCTGCACCTAATGAAAGCACAGCAGAGTCTGATAATAATTTTACATCATTACCTAATATAGCATCTTTAGCTACAGATAATCCACCATCTGTTTGTAAAGAACCATCTGTGGTAGTTGTAGCATCTGTAGTATTATCTGTTTTTATAATACCAGTAGATGTAATAGCACCTGAAGCAATAGTACCTAAACCACTAACATTACCACTTGTATCAAAAGTATAGTTGCCATCGGAAAATGTACCATCTATGGTTAGGTTACGAACTGTTCCTATATCTTTATTAGCATCTACAACCATAGCCTTACTAGCAGCAACAGTACCTGCAGTAATGCCATCAAGCATTTCTAATTCAGCTTCAGCTAACTCTGCACCTGAACCTAGTGTTAATGTTCCACCTACAGTTAAGTTACCTGCTACAGCTAATGTAGAGTTAGCTACTGTAGAATTAGGAGTTAAAGTAAGATGTGTTACATAACTTCCTGCACTCGCTATATCATTACCTAATGTTAGTGTGCCACCATCAGCTATATTTAATTTCCATTCATCTCCTGCATCATCCCCTTCGTCAGCCATTAATGTAATAGCTAAACCTGCACCTTCAGTTGCAGCTATTTTTAGAGAATCAGTTGTAGTTTCATCATAACTAATTGCAACATTTGAATCTGAACCAAATATTAATTGTTCATCATCTATAATTAATATATCATCTGAAAACTTAAAATAGTCTTCGTCTTCCATCCATGTAAGCACACCATCATTGCTCTCTCCATCAAATGTAATTGCAATGTCTGTTCCTGATGTACCATCGCCAAGTGTGAGTGCTGTACCCAACATTTTAGTTATAGGACCACCTTCATTGGCAGTGCCATCGTGAGTGTGTCCACTACTTGCCTGAAAGGCTGCTAAGAGTTGGTCAAATTCATCATTAGTATGTGCTGCAGTAATTGTATCGCCATCTGTATAAGATGATTGTCTTGTATACGTTGCTCCCATTTATCTTCTTGCTCCTAACTGATATTCTAATTGAAATCCTTTTAATGAGTATGGTGCTGTTGTAGCATTATCATTTACTCTTAATGCTACTGCAAAACCTGAACCCTCTACGGATTGTCTTAATAATGGTTGTGATGCACCCCCATACGTGGGCGTTCCATATGTTGATGTTCCATATATAGCAACCACATCTTCAGAATCTAATGGATATGCTGCGGGTCTTGCAGAATTTCTGTCTTCATAGTCATATCTTACAAACATATCAGCATTAATAGCTGATTCAGGTTTGTAGTTAACTATGACCCTTTGCATATGTTTTCTTATACCGGGGTCTCCAAAAGTTAAATCAGGACTTCTATACCTACCTGATACTTTTGTTCCATCAAAATCATTGCCCTTTTCTTGCCTGTATATATATCCGTCATACCCACCATGTAAAACTAATACATTACCTGCTTCTACAAACGTATCTGTAGCAGATGGTTTTATCCCTTTTAATTCTGCAAACTCAAAGGTCTGACCTTTCATAACGCAGATAACACCTCTTGTGTTATCTTCAGACGTCCCGTCTTTTGCAAAAAATATTCTATATTGCGTTTTATCAGGTATAACTATTGACTCAAATAGTGCCGCATCAACTAAATTTTCATCAAATATAGACTGCACATTTGCACTAATAGTTCCAAGTTCAACGTCCCCAATTCTTGCTGTACCTGCAACTGTACGTAATCCATCTGGTCCTAAAAATATTAAGTCACCTGCAAATTCTTGTATGGTATCTCCGTTTATACAACCGATATTTCTTGTGACAGGCGTTATTGCAAAATCACTTGAGGAACTTCCTGTTAGTTTAAAAATTCTGTTTTCGCAAAATATAAATAAATCATTACGGAAAGCTTTCATTCCTACAATAGTATCATCAATTTTTATACTACCTGCACCACTACCACTATTAAATGCATCTTCATCAAAGGGCTGACTAAATACTAAGGTTTGTGGTGTGCTAGACATACCAGCATAGAACATATGTTCCCTAAATGCTGTTACAAATTTTGCACCTTCTACGCTTGATTCAGTAACATCTGTTGCTGAAAAAGATGTATTAAAAACTGTAGGGTCGTTTGTGCCATCTGTAACGATTATTTTATCATTACCATCAAAATTAAATCTTTCAAATGCGTATTTACTTGCATTAGTCCTGCCTGTGTCTCTTTGTGTCCAACTTTCAGAAACTGCACTATTAACTATATGTGCTGCAGCAGTTGTAGAACTTTGTGCCCTTGTTACACCTGTAAAAGTTGTTGATGTAACACCTGTATAAGTAAATATTTCTGAGTCAATTTGTAATGTACCACTTGAACTAAACCCTGTTGTGCTATCTACAGTTATAGTTCCTGACCCTGACATTGTTGCACTTGATGTTATTGCAGATGCTAATTCAGTTGAAGCTGAACTAAATATTTTTTCACCTCTTGCAGCAACAATATTATTATTAAAAAATGCTACCATCAAAACTTTTTCAGAACTAGTTGATGTTTGAGGTACGATATGATTTATATGTTTTCTAAAACCATTTATTCTTCTGTAGCCACCCTCTATATCAGGTTCAAAATTTAATAGCTCTATTGCTTGACCCGCTTGCATAATAAATGTTGAACGGCTTTTAATTAAACCTCCTTCACACACAAATGCTGAAGGTTGTGTTTGAGATAAATCTGGCATTATGAAGTTACTTCACTAGTAAAGTATCCTGCCATGCTATCGGGTTTAAATATAACTGTAGAACGAACATATTGATACTTATTAACTAATAAACTTTGCATGTTTTTTATGCCTTGTTCAAAACGAGCAAAATTTAATTGATATTGTTGAATTTCTCCTCTGTATTGATACGCATATGCTGTAGCACCATCTACAATTACTGGAGCAAATCTATCGGGTATTGAAGTTGTATCACTATGTGCTGACAAACTAGATGAAAAAGTAAAATAGTCATACTTTAAAGCGTATGTTTTATTAGGAAAAGGATATAATAAATAATTATTATCTAATGTTCTAATAACGTATAGAGGAACTCCTCCGTTATCAAACTCTGCTACTTGTACATCATCTGAATGAGCAGCGGCTGTAGTTGAATTAGCACCTCTTGTTACACCTGTAAAAGTTGTAGAAGTTGTGCCTGTATATGTTACTTGTTCATTTGCAATATGCAAAGTTCCAGAAGATGAAAATCCTGTTGTGCTATTAACTGTAATTGTTGTAGCAGAATCTGTTAGTGAACCATCTAAATTAGTAGTAGTTACATCATCTTCCTGTGATATGTATTTATCAACATACTCATTATAATTTAACATGGTAAGACTGCTACCACTTGTACCTAAATCTGTATCTTTAGCTATTCTAAATGTATTATAATCTGCATGTTTTGCATCTGTAGGCAAAGAATATCTAACTGTGCCCGGAACTAAAGTTTCTGTTTTAGCCGAATGATTAAAAGGATAATTAAATTCTCTTTGATTAATATAACGTATGGCTTCATTAACTGCATTTTGTGCTTGTGTTTGTATGCCTCTAGCACTCGTAAAGTTACTAGAAGTAAGTTGTACTTCATTCATTCTAGATAGAACGCTATTAGTTAATGTAAGAAATGTTTCTGCCATGGTTAATTCGTATTAAAAGGGTGACAAGTTTCCCTGCCACCCTATAAAAGTTAAGCCGTTAAGCTAATTGGTCTCTATCGACTTCGTCAGGCTTATCGTCTAATCCATGCCCTGCTAAATCAATAACAGTTGCATAGACTCTGAGTCTACCTGTAGCTGGAGCAGCACCTGCAATCGTACAATCAATAGTATCAGTAGTAGTGATAAATTGAGTGTAAGTTGAAGCTGCACTTCCTACAACAGTGTTAGTTTGACCATTAGTTCCTGCCGCACAAAAACCTGTAGAGGTTATATCTGCACCATCAATAATGTCATCACCACCACCAAAGTCCATGTCAAGAGTACAACTTGAAGTAAATGCTTTCATTACTTCTGCACCTGAATTTAAGACTAAAGTGTTTGCAGGGATTTCTAACACCTGAAAGACATCTCCGTCTGAAAAGCTACCACCTGCTGCTACTAACGCATCAATATCAAGGTAAGCCTCAATATTTCTCATAACATTAGTATTCTTAGATGATGGCATAGCCACGATAGAGTCGGAAGATACACCAGTGGTATCTTTAGAAGTTAAATCATAAGTTGCCATTTATACCTCCCTACGCTACGTTGTATTTAGCAGTTGCGATTGCTTCAGGTCGAAGAATCTTTCTGCCATATAAATGCATTCCACGAACAATGTCCGCAAAAGAATCCGGGTCTCTATAAGACTCAGTCTTTGTAATCTGAGAAGCCGAAGCTATAGCAGATGAATGCCCTGCCACGATAACACCATAGTTACTATTTTGGTTTGCAGAACCTGAAGTTCCCGGACCTGTACCAACTGAAGGTAAGTTATTTGACATATAGATATCAAAGCCGTGAAGCTGACCAACAGCTAAACCTGACCTTAATCCACCTGACTCACCGAAGTCTGCATTGAGAAGTCTTGAGTCTTCATCTTTGAGAACTTCAATAAATGTTGGATGTAGGACAAGCCATCTGCCATCTGAATCCACGAACTGAGTATCAAGCAATCTAGCCATTCTAGCAATAACCTGTAAAGGTGTTGCTGTAGCAGTTGCTTGTGCAGTTGCACCGCCCATTCTTGGTGCAAGTGGAATAGAGTGGTCGCCTGCACTAGAAGTTGTGATGTTGCTAAAGCTATCTTTTCTTAGCTTCATGGAAGTCAACAATTCATCAGAACCTGCTGTTGATACTGCTTTTGTGCCGCTAACGACATCATTTGCAGTTCCAGCTAAAGAACTAATTGATGCTTGCTTGAAACCAGATAAGTAACCAAGAACTTCCATATCATGTTGGTCTTTAAGTCTATATCCTGCTCTATCTGATGCAAGAGACTCAAAGTTTACATGACTATGTGCTTCTTCGATATCATCTATTTTAAATGCAAAATAATTTGCTTTGTCAACGACAAGAGAAAAATCTTCGTCGTCGAGGTCTTGTGGTTGAATGTTTACGCCACGGGCGTATTCCTTCACGGTGATTTCTGGTTCTTTAATAATCTTAACAGTATCACCAAAGTTTGCAATTTCTCCGAAGTAATCACTATTAGTAATTGATTCAGCTACGGAAGATTTGCGGAAAGCCTGCTGAACTTTCTGGGAATAAATAATTGGACTGAAATTACCATTAGGTAGATTCCCGTATCCAGCAGCAGTTTTAAAAGCCATAATATTTCTCCTCGGGCTATAATACTACAATTTCTGAACACATATGAAAGACCAGACGTACAGGTATCCGAAAGGGGCTGAACAAAACTGGGTAGTTTCTCAGAGTCTAAAATCGTTTTTATGTAGGGTAAGAGTAGTCGTCCAATGAACGAGGTCTATTGTGATACTATATTTTACCACATTTTTCTACATTTGCAAAGAAAAAAATTAAGTAGCAGGTCTACTTACGTCATAAATAAAGTCTCCTGACCTTATTGCAGACATAATTGCATCCTCATTTTTTTCAAACTGTTGAGCTGTCATCTTAGCAACTTGCGATTCTTTAAATTGATTTGACTGCTTATCTTTAGTAGGTGCAGGACTTGCAGAAGCCCCTTTTGATACGGCTTTTGCAGCATCTTTATTACTAAAAGTTTTTTTAGTTTGCGTCATACCCATATCAGATTTATACAAATCAATCGCTCTTGCAGCAGCTTTTGCATCACTATCGTTTTCATATAGTGCCTGTTGTATAAGCTTTGGTTGAGTTTCAACCCAATCATGAAACTTTTGGTCATTTCTAATATCATCAAAATCAGGATGAGATGACATAAGCTCTACTTCTGCTCTAGCTCTGTCTGCATATGCTTCTTTTTCAGCTATAATTTTCATGCGTTCTTCTAACGAAGAATCCAATTCTTTTGCTTTTTTAGTTGCAATAGTTTCTATAACTTGTGCAACATCAGGATACTTTGATGACCAAGCAGCCAATTCTTCTTCAGATTTAGGCATTTTAATTTCTTTATTAACTGTGCTTGCAACTTGTTCTTTTAGTTTAAGTATTTCTTTTTTATAGTCATCTTCTTTTTGTTGAGTGTATCTGCGTAAATCGCCATATCTCTTTTTAAATGTTTTTTCTTCAGGATTTAAAGAGTCTGTTTCTTCAGCATCTTTCTTTTCTTCTTCTTCCTGTTGCAATGTCGCATCTCTTTCAGCGACTAATGTTTTTAAATTCTCTTCTTCAGAGTTATCATTACGTTTATATTTAATAGGTTTTTTTACTATTTCTTTTTTAACAGCCTGTTCAGCCATAGTCTTCTCCTCTTTAGAGCCACCAGTTGCCTGTTAGGGGTGATGGGTAGCCAAAGTACGACCTAAGTCGTGAAAGTATTATATGTCTTTAGAAACAAAAAGTCCAGTAATAAAAAACTGTACAGTTCTAAAGTAGTAATTTAATCTCAGTTTTAAACCCTTTTTAAGTCCTCTGCCAAAAGAAACAAAGTCCTTAAACTCTTGATAAAATTGTGACGCAGTATCTTGTTCAACGTGTTTGCCTGCTAAGTACCTATAACCACGTCTAAATGCTTCACCATACCATTTACCATGATATGTTTTTTCGCACCATATCTCTGCTTTAGCTTTTTCCATTGGACTAAAGCCACCATTAGCTACACCATGTGTTGCAATAACACATTTTTCATCTTTTTCTTGTTTTTCTTCTTTCTCTTCTTTGCCAAGATTAACCCCTAATATTTTTCCGCCTGTGCCTGTTGTAATAGTAACCGGCTTAGAATCTTCATGTTTAGATTCTATTGTAGTGCCTTGGACTGGGTCTCGTTTAACCACAGTTCTAGGCTCAGGTTCAGGTTTAGGTTTTATTGGAGCACCATAGTCTTCGTCTCTGTAGGGCGTGTATGGTTCTTCAGCTTGTTGGGCTAAAATTTGTTGAGTTTGTGTATTTACTTCTTCTCCCGGAAAAGAACCTTCATCAACTTTTTTAGATAACGCTTCATCAATACTAATTTCTTCAGGCGGAGCTTCTTTTCTTGCTTTAGCAACGTCACTTTGATAATATCGTTTAACCGCTTCGTCTATTGGTCTAGTGCCATCAGGTCGTTCTGCATTGTTAAATAAAAATCCGGGTAAACCAAATGAACCAAGAGGTGTGTTGGCTTTAATATTACCCCCTTGTATATATAGTGCTATTTCTTCAGGTGTAGTAAACCCTGCAGCAATAGCTTGTGTTACAGCACTATCGTAACTTCTGTCCATATCTGCACGTGCCTGTGCCATACTTTGGGGTGACGTAGCATCATCTCTTGGGTCGACTTTTGGAGGTTCAACTAAAGGAGCCAGTGTTGTTGTAACTTTAGGAGCTTCAGGTGCACCATCATCTTCTTCAGGATTAATAATATCAGTATAACTTCCTACATTAGGTGCAACAATAGGTGCATTAGGATTTGTTACTGGAGCATAAGCAAGTGTCAGAGGATTAGATGGAGGATAAGGCAGATAAGGGTAGGGGCTCATGTAACCGGGAAAAGGACCCATTCCCGGAAGGGCATTAACGCGTCGGGTGTTGTTTGTGTTTGATGTGTTAACCAAACCTTTATTTGCTTTTTTTATACCAGTATCGTAATTAATCTGTCCAGAGTTCTCCATTTCTGATAATCCCATAAGAGCTTCTCGTCTTAGTCCTTCATATGTACCAAGTCCATGATATCGTACAACATTAGCAGGAACGACTAACTCACCTTCACTCATCAACACATGCTGGTCATCAGCTACTTCATCTGCTGTTGCTCCCGGAGGTGGGTCTTTTGGTGTACCCATAGAAGCTTCTTCATAAGCTGGCATAGGAGAACTACCAAGTCCAATAACAACAGACATGCCTTCTTTATCTGTTTTTGTTCCGCCACGTTTTGCCATCATTGGTTTTTCAGGTGGCATCATATCTAAAGCAGGAGCAGCTAAACCTTGAGCTCCTTGTGCTACAAGACTATCTGATGTAAGAGGAGCAGGGGGAGCAGGAGAAGTAGGGGGAGTAGGAGGTTTCTGCGCCTGTTTTTTTTGACTTTGTTGCATTACAAGTTGTATTGCTTCATCTCTTGGGTCAGTTCCCGGTCCTGCCTTTGGTTTTGGAACAGGTGGGGGTGGCATTAATGTAGCAGGATTACCTGCTTTTGGTGCATTACCTTGCGGTGCAGCCTGTGCTTCTGTCATTGGGTTTGCCATTATCTCTCCTCCTCTGGCTTTTCTCTGTGGTACAATATCACTTAGTGCCTTTGAAAATGCTGTAGGGTCTAGCCCTTCAGGCACTAATAGTGCATCACCTAATTCTTCTGCTTTTTTTATAGCTTCTTTATCTTTTAATTTATAAAGTTTTCCATCTTCTCCCATACGAATAGTTGGTACTAAATACATTTTACCATCTATTTCTACATCAATGGTTCTCATGGTTTCATTATCATCAGTCATTGGTGTACTAGGGTCAAAAGCCCTTTTTAACCAAGATGGTAATTTATCATTTGCCATTTGCTAATACTTCATCTCGTAGAGTCTTTAATCTTTTTAATTCTCTAATTGCACCTTGTGCCATGTGAACTTCTCTAATATCTTCTGTCTGTTCTAGCACCTTGTGCATATCTTCTATACGTGACTCCATATATATCTCTAATGAGTCCATATTCTTTTTTATATTTACAAACGACGCTAATTTACGTGCAACATCTACTATCATTGTGCTCCGCCAAGTAACTGTTCTAATCCTTGTGCAGCTTGTGGTTCAGCTTGTGTCTTCGGTGCACTAAATCCTTGTTCACCCGGAGCAGGAGCTTGTCCAACACCTATGTTGCCTCCACCACCACCAGATGGGTCAGCAGCATTTATACCTTGTGCCCCACCTTGTTCGCCACCATCATCATCTTTAACACCACCTGCAGCTTTAATTATTTCTGCTTGTACAAAAGCTTCACGTTCGTCATTAATTAATTTTTCTGAATCAAGGTCCATAGCTGCACCTAATTCTCTTAATATAACTGGTATTTTTAAATAGGGTGCTACAGCAGGGTTGTTACCAATTTGTAATAGTTGTAGTAGTCTTTGACTTCTAACTTCATTCTTCATTAAACTTTCTGTACCACGGGCTTTAACTTCTAAATCACCACGTGCTTCAGGGTCAAAATCAAACTGCATATTAAATGCAAATAATGCTTCTCCTAAAGGTTGTAATAAATAATCATCTAAATTTTTTACTACACTTTTTATAGATAACTGTGCCGCACCCATCAACATACTTATACCAGCTGCTGTTCTTCCTGTACCTGCTACGCCTGTTTGTCCATGTGAGTAAGATGGTATGCCTGTAGCATCATCCGCTAACACACGTGCTTTGTCAAACATCATCATATTCTCTTGGCTGACGTTGGGGTATTTAGTTCCGAACAGAGCTTGACCGGGTGCTCCACCTTGTCTTCTAAATACTTTGCCGGGATATACCTGTAAGTCTTGTCCCGGAACTAAATTAGTTTCATCTATTTCAAACACTAGGTTACCTGATAATACAGCATTATCAACAGCCATTCTCATAAAGCCATTCATAAGTGTTTGTGAGTCTGTCATATTTTCAGCAAGTCCTACACCAAAAAATGAATATGGATTTGTTTCATAAGGTGTAGCAAAGTAAGGTATTCTTTTTGGGCTAAAAGGATTTATAACCATGCGTAGTATTTGATTGTTACATACCCAAATATTTACTTGTAGTGTGTCAACATCTTGTAGTTCGTTTGGTACATCAAGTCCAGCTTCTTCTGCTAAACTTTTATCTATGTTGCCCCAAAACTCTAATATTTCAAATCTGTCAACATCATACTGTGTTTCATTATCTCGTAAGTCTGTTTCCCACCATTTACGAGTATAATTATATCCCATTTCAATACACTCATTAATTGCATCTGTATTAAAATAAGGTCGTCTTTTTAAATTACGTAATTCAGAATGGCTCATCTTATGTCGCTGTATAACATACTCAACCTCTGACATATTATTTGCATCATAGTCAGGATAAAAATTCCATATTGAAACAGCTTCAACTTTAGGAACTGTTTTACTTTCAGGACTATACGTGCCTTCTTCGTCCCAATTAGCCAATTCTTTATCAAAAGCAAAAGGTCCCTTTAATATTCCTGTACCAAAAAGAGCCATTTCAAATGCTACATTACGTAAATGTTTAGACGCACTTGATTCTTCTAGTTGGTCAAGTATCTTTTTTTCCATTCTTTTAGCTGCTTTTTGTGCAGGATAAAAAGTTTGGGATGTTGGTGTTTTACCAACTCCCATATTTAATTTTTCATTAATTGGTTCTAGGTCATCAGTAAATGCCCCTAAATTTTTTTCCTTATCCAATGTTTCTTTAGTTGCTCCCGGAGCTAAATCTTTTCCGTCCCCCGGAAACCCATAAACATTTTTTAATTCTTCCATAGCATTTTCAGGGTCTTTAGGGTCAAAATGTACAGCTTCTGTAACACCATCAGGTATCCTTGTCGGGTCGACTCCTAGAGGAAATCGTTGTCCTGCAAACAATACGTCAATTATCTGTCCGTACGCTGCAAGAACTTTTGTTTTAGTTATCTTAATAAATACTTTAGACCTTTCAGTTTCAGTAAACTGCATGTCTGTGCTGTAAAGACCTCTATATTGTCTATAAGCATTTAGCCAACGCTCTTCATCATATCGTCTTGAATCTTCAGCTGAATCAAATTTTTCTTTTACGTAAGCTGCTAATTCTTCTTTTGGAGACTTTGGTTCAAACACCATAGCTTCAATATTTTCATCTTCTTCTGCCATAATTAATATCCAAATATGTTATCTGCAGGTTGCCATTTTTGCATTGTTTTCTCAGGGTTGTAATCAAATATTGATTGTGACCTTGGTCTTGACATAACTCCATAACGTAAAGAGTCGTATAAATGGTCTTCTGCTTTTGTATCAACATCCTCTTTGTTTGTTTTATCAAGAGGTAATGTTGGTAGTTGTGCAATTAAATTAGTGCACGAACTAAATATTACGAGACCTGCTTCTTCTGTCTCTTCATCTACTTGCAGGCGTCTATGTATTTCGTTTTTACCTGCAACACGTGACCCTCTGCTTCTGTCAGAAGGTCGCCATCGACAACCAGTAGCAATCATCTGTTCTGCTAATGATGGTCCTGTGTCCCCTCGTTTATGCCAACAAGAGCTATCCAATACACCATAGCTAATCTGCCCATCATCTATTTCGTTTTCCAAGACAAGATACGCCAAATCTTTTGCAGTATATTTAGACACGTACAACTCACGGTATACAATAAGCTGCTCATTAGCCGGATTAACTGCAAACCATAATACTCCACTGTACGAAGAATAACCGTAATCGCATGAACGAAACCTTCTCCAACTAGCTGGAATTGAATAATCATCCACCACATGGAATTTCCTATTAAACTCAGCAAACGCTGCACCTTCTGCAACATCCCAACTCCCTTCTAATAACTGTTTACGTTGCGTCTCTGGTAAAGAGAGCAACATGGCTTCATAATCCCCTGCGTTATACAAGTATGGATTATCAAGTAGTTTTGCCGGTATGAACCTTCTTTTAAAAAGGGGCATTCCTGCTCTGCTATGGGCTTTTGGGTATCTAAGTGTTTCACCCGTTGAAATATCTGTTGCCCAAAATGCTTTATTAGGTACAGAGGGGTCAATAAACATTTTTTTAACCCAACTGTGTCCCGGACCTCCGGGGTTTGTTGTGCCTCGCATGTAGACTGGTAATGAGGCATCTGCTGTTCTAAGACGTGAACGTAAATAATCCCAAGCATAAGGTGTCGGATACTGTGTTAATTCATCAAAACCAATATATGTAAAAGCCTGACCTTGATAACGTAAAACATCTTTTTCTTGCTCCAAATAAGTCATCCATACACGTGCTCCCGAAGGGAACGTCCACTGACTTTTTCGTTCTTGCCATTTAGCACCCGGAAAAGCCCTTGGATATATTTCTTGAGATTTATGTATAATCTCTCTTAGTTCATCATTTGTACGTCTGAGTATCAATGCATTCGTTGCACCGTTACCACAATAACGTAAAGGGTCAATAATTAAACTATAAGTCTTGCCCCCTCCAGCTGCCCCACCATATAATACTTCTCTTTCAGGTGCAGCTAAAAATTCTGTTTGTGGACCGGGATTAGGTTTAAATAATATTTCCTGTTCCGGTTGCTCACTTGTTGATGTAGCATCTGGTTTAAAATATGCTTCATCCTGAATTATATCATCTTTTGTTAGATTTTGCAACTGTCGTTGCGTATGACGCAACTTCATTTTAGCAGACCTAACTTTTGTTCCTCGTGTGCTTTTAGGCTTCGACGCTGCTTTCAGCTTCGTACGAGGTGGTATAGCGTTTTCGTTGACCATCTCTTCTTCTGTTGGCTCTGTCTTTCTTTATACGTTTCCACAGACCCATAGAAGTAATCTTTCTTCCTGTATAATCTGTCAACCATCTAGCTACTTCTTTGTAAGATGATTGTTTTAGATATTGTTCTGCCTGTTCCAGAGCGTCCAACTGCTCTTCAATAGGTTCTAAAACATAACTATTCTTGTCAGACTGCCTGTATCCCCAAGGAACAGTAGGTCCTTTTAAACTATTGTAGTGGTTCATCTTCTTCTTTTTTTGCAGGTAAAACAAATAAACCAACTGGCTTGTTTGTTTCTACATTTATCTTTTCTACCTTAGAAAGACCAACTCTGTCAAGGATTTGTTGTGATGCAAGTAATTTTTCTCTAGTTCCAATCTCTGTTGGGTCATCTAAAACACCTACCATTGACATTACAGCTTTAGGAGCATGTGCTGCCATTTCCAGTTCAGCACGTTCAATAATCTCCTGTCGTAATGATTGAATAATATGATGTGGATTAGTGTTTTCTGAATAACCTGCAAGACGCATGGCTTTAGCATAATTACCTTTTGCTTCTCCAAATAGATTGTTTAAAAAGTTTTGTTGTAATTCTGTTAATTCTTTACGCACGTTTATTCTTCTTTCTTGCTGTTTTAGTTCTGGCAAAAGAACGATTATTACTCTTTGATTTTACAGACAATTTTTTATTATTCATAGGATTGCCTGTTGTATGATGTACGTCTTTGCCATCACCTTTAGTTACCACTCCCCGTTTAGCCATAATAGCTCTAGCTTTATTACGTGATGCCCTTCTCTTTACTTGTGTAGGACGTTTGTGATATCGGTCATATTCTTTTCTGTAATTACGTTTAGTCATTTCTTTTTTCGTACTTGTTTACGCTTGCGTCCAGAGGGTGATACGGACCATTTAATACTGGTGGGTTTTCCTCCGGGATTTCCAGCTTTTCGTTTCTTACGGACGGCTGCAGATTTTTGTCCTTTGGACATCTTGTCCGCAACTGCTTTCGGACGACACGCTGGATATTTTCTTTTTGATTTACCAGCCGATTTACGCCCACATGGTTTCCCTGTTGCTACGTCTCGCCAATCTTCTTTGAACCATTTTCGTAGTCCACCTTTGTATGCCATTTATGCTCACTTTCTAAATTGGTCTTTTATACTTTTAATTACACTTTTTAAATCAAAAGGTTTTTCATTTGGTCTGTACGGACATTGATATTCTCTTGGGCATTCTCCTGCATCATAAGGTACATACTCTCTGTACTGTGTATGATTTGCTCCAACGAATATACAGATTCTAGTATCTCCTTCTAGCAAATGGCTTGCCAATCGGCAAGTTGTCATTTTACTTTCTTCGCCTCTTGCTTTATTTACTCCTGCAAAAATATAACATATAAAAGCAAGAGCAAGCAATGTTAAATAGAAAGACTTATTATCCATATCATCCACCCTATTGCACTAGCCCCTATTAAACAGGCTATACCAATAATGGTGTAATCTCGTATCTGTCTACTTTTTTCTTGTCTAGCATATACGGCTTCCCTTCTAGCTTTTCGTATACGCCCTTCTTCCCGTATCAGGTCGTCCCATGCCTGAACGCCATAATGTGCAATTAGAAAATTTTTTAATTCTTCTCTTTGTTTAGCAAGTTTCTTTTTACTAGCAAAACTTTCTATTGCAACTTGTTCAATCGAACCATTAAACAGCTTATCTAAAGTTGATGGATTGTTAGAAGTCCTGTGTATATTATCAACATCACTAACTGCTGACATCCAACGACCCAGTTCACCTGACAAATCTTCAATCTCTTTGCCTAAATATATGGCTTTTTTTATGCCGTTATAAGCAGCTGTTGCCCCACTGACAGCAGCTGACAAAGTTATTGGGTCTAACATATTTTTATTATTTATCTCTAGGTAAACAAACTGCAACTATTTTATGTTTTGTCTTGCCGTCGTTGCTAGGGACAAGAGGCTGGTTATTTATCCTTTCTGCAAAATATTTACAATCGTTAACATTTGCAAATGCTTGAGTGTTGTTTTGAATTACTGTGCCAATGTAAACATATAGCACAAATTCAATCATGACGAACGCCAGCCACCACCCATTGCTTTATATCGTTTTGCAGCAAAAGCATTTGCGTAAGCCGAAGGATATACCTTAAACTTACGCTTTGCTTCAGCTTTTGCTTTTGACCATAAAGCTGGCTTAGTAGGTTTTGGCTTAGACGAAGATTTTTTCTTCTTCTTTGCTGCCATTACACTTTAACCAATTTATAGCCTTTAGCTTTAGCCATTGACCTAATCTGTGCCAATGTCATTGCTTTTTTAGAACCGCCTCTAGCCATTCCTTTTGACTTCATTCCGCCTCTAGCATAGCCTTTGGATTTCATTTTTGCTCCACCTCTTGCCATACCTTTAGCTTTTTTCTTACCATGCATTGCCATATTATTTCTCCTTAGCATATAAATTGTTAAATACTCTAGCAGTGTCCTCAACATAGTTGGGGTCTTGCTTTGAGTGATGAGTCCATTGACTCGGTACAAAATCAGGTGGACCTTCACCTGTTACAAACCATGCAGGATTTGTCACCCTTACACGATTATTCGGTAACGCTACTATGTTACCTGTCCATTTTCCTGCATCCATTAATTCTAACACATGACTCTGTTTGTGTTGTGCAGGGTCATCAGCTACTTCAGTATCCGTATAGTCAATAGTAAAATAATACTTTGCCGGATAAAACTGGTTATCTATTTTTGCCTGCCAAGGACAAGGCGTTGCTCTATTCAATACAAAAACCGAATGATGGTGCGATTGGCAATCCCAAGGCTGAGCCAAATATGTAGGCAAAGGTTCTGCCCATTCATCATATGGTGTATCTCCTACAAGGGCAGTTAGTGGCATTCTCGCCCACATAGCACCCCCGTGTACATTCTCTTCTTCATCGCAACCTGTAAACAATATCTGAAAACTTAATGTTTTCATTGGTAAGGTTGTTACTGCTACAGCCATACCATGTAAAAACTCGCCATGGTATCGCTGAAAATTGGTCGTATATTCTCTACGAACCCATACCTTAAAATAAGGTATGTTACTTGTTATATAGTTCATTTATTTCTTCTTACGTTTAGTTATCCGTTTTTGTTGTTCAATAAATGCTCTATAAATGCGAGCTGCACCAGTTTTGCCAGCAACTCTCGCTCTTTGTTCCATTGCAATAGCAGCCTGCGTTTTATGAGCATGGCTCCTATTTGACCTTTTAATTTTAGCTACTGATGCTTTAGCGTCAGCGGCTGTAGTAAATTTTAATCCCCTAATTGTACCTTTAGGGTTTTCATCAGTATATAGGTCGCTATGTTTCTTTGACCTTGCGGGCTGCCCCTTTTTCCTTGGTATTCGACGAGCCACTATTTATTTCTTTGGGCTGCCATAGATTTTTCAATAGCTTTCTGTCTAACTTTTTCATAGCCTGACATTTTGCCATCTTTATTTAAATCACCTAATTGTCCTCCTTTTTTTAATCTAGGCACATTAGTCTTTAATTCCATAACATGTGGTGTTTTCTTTTTTGCAACTTTTTTCTTTTTCTTTTTAGGTAAAGTTGTTTTACCACGTTTGTTTTTCAAATCTCTATCTGATTGTGCACTTAACAAATATTCATCTAAACTCATATAATCATCTCTTCCTAGATTAAAATAGTTTTCTCGTTTCATTTGTTCAACGTCAACAACCTCTGGTTTAATATCGCTATCTTCAGCCATGTAATGGTACTCCCTTCATTCTATGAATTAGTCTATCTGCTCTATTGGTTACTTGTTTGTACCATCTAGAATCCTGCATTTGATTTCCGGCTTCAATCCACTCGCCATCTCTAACAGCCTGTATCATTTTTTTAAATTTGGAAAATCTTGGATAACCGAGATTGAACATCATATTTGCCATGATTAATCTTACTTGCTCAGGCATAGCCTCCCAGTCATCAAATATCTTTTTACAATCCGTTATAGTCGTTCGTATATCCTGCTCAAAACATTCAAGCACCCGTTCTTTGCTAACGGCTGTTCCAATAGGTTTGTTATACTCCGGGTCAGTGCCTTTGACCAAGTGCCCGATACCAAAAGTGGGTAAACCAAGATGGTCCAAATACGTTTCATATTTACATCCCTCATCAATCTCAAGTTCTTTTTGCAGTCGTTCAACAAAATATTCCATTATTTAAATAATCCTCACTTTTTATTATGTAATTGAAATAAAGATTCTATTTTTTTCTCTGTTTCCTTTACAGCACTTTCAGTTCTTACAGAACTTACAAAGTTGTTTTGTATTTTTTCATTTGCACTTTTACAGTCTTCTTCTAACTTATCTACATCTTTTCTTAACGTGGTTACTTCAGTGTGTAATTTAACAGCTACAACTAAAGCCCCTAAGAAAAAAACTAATTGTTCCCAATACTGTAGTATCCCTTCCATATAATCATCAATGTATCTTTTCTTTTTTAATTTTTTTAATAAGCTTATAATAAGCTTCTGTTATGTGTTTTAAATCGTCTTTTAATAGTAGTATCATCTGTTGTGCAGCTAAAAGTTCTCTACGTAAGGCTTCCTCAAAAGTATCTTCGTGATTATCCCATCCGTTACCTTTAAGCATTATTTCTTTCCACTCAAGGCACTAAAACCAAAATAAGCCCCTAATAGTCCACACATTGAAAGATACTGGGTCATTAAAATGCTTTCTGCCTCTGCCATTCTGGTAGGGTCGTAAATTGTAGCAACAGTAGTGAAAAGCATCATAGCCAATAAAATCCAAGCCATCCTCCGTTTGTTTGTTTGATAAGTCAACTTATCAGGTACTAAGTCAGTGCTGGACTTATCTGTATTTATATACTGCAAATCATTATTGCAAGTACACTTTTTATTTTCGCCACACTTGCAGGTCATTATTTCTTTTTAAACTTATCTAAGCCACGAATACCCAATGCTGCTGAAACAGTTAAAAATAATAAATAGGTATACCACTCAGGTAACTCATTTAGTCTTGCAAAACCATTTTTTACAACATCTTCCATTCCCGGAATAAAAACTAACACAGTCGGTATTAGAATAACAATAGTAACCAGCTCGTCTTTCCACGAGTTCTGTGTACCCTGCGCCATAATAATTTCCCATTTTGAATCATGGGTTGCGGCAGTTCTCATTATCTCTGCTTCTGCAGCAGCTTTTGTTTGTGCTAAAGTAGCTTTAGCTTTCTGCTTTTCTATCTGTCCTTGCATAAATGAACCAGCGAGTTCGCTTATTGGTCCTATCAAAGCTTGAAACATTACGTATTCTCTCCTGTAGGGCTACCTATATATACACAAGTACTATATCCATTTAAGTATTGAGGGTCTTGCGTTATTTTATTTCTTGCATGCTCTATATAGGTGTAGCATTTCTCTGATGATGAAAAGGGAAAATTAACCATTGGAAAATTTACCCATGTCGCACTTTCACCAAGTGCCCATAATATTGTTATAACTGGTATCCACATTTAACACTTCCATCTTCTCCTAGCCTGTCTTAAACGACTGTTAGGATTTTTTGCGGCTTTTGGAAACTTTTTCATCTGTCCTGCACTTCTTGCACAAAACGATTTACGTCTCTTTGCTGCTTTGCTTCCTTTTTTAACTTTACCAGTTACTGCTGTCTTTAATTTACTACCCGGGTTCTCTCGTCTATATCTTTCTACGCCAGCTTTAGTCATGCCAGCACCAGATTTAGTAGAACGAAAGTATTTTTTTGTTTTTGGGGGCTGTTTATCTCTTTTTCGTGCCATATTATCTCATTATATTAATTAAGGACGGAATCCATTGGTATAACTCCGTCCTTTGTACGTTAGATTGGCTGTAGCGAACCCCTCAAGTATAAGTACAGCTTCTTTACGCTTGTGGTAGGGCAGGTTTTCACCTGACATACTCAGACAATCCCTCTGCTACCAATGCTTTTTCAATGTCCTCAACGCTGAAGTCCTGTCCAGTACGTTCTCTTAAAGCCGCACGTATATAATATACATGATGGCTTGGTATATGCGTTGTAAAACGTCCCTTTTCTTCGTATTCGGCACTAATTTGCTCTAATAATGAGTTAAATTGACGTTTTTTTCTCATGGTATACATATTATAACACAAAAATAGAGATTTAGGAAGGGATAAGTTGTCAAGAAAAATTTATTTTTATTTAGGGGGTTGACAAGAGTCAAAAAATACGGTAAAAAGTGCTTGTTTTTCTTTTTTCCCTTTTTTTCTTTTTCAGGAACAACTAATGGTAAGTAGCCGAACTCGTAAAAGAAACCCTGTTGCGGCATCCGTACGCAAATTCAGACCTAAAATAATACCCAACAAGAAAAAAGTAGTGCCCCGAAAGGCTAAACACAAGCTGGTTTACAATGCCAGCTTTTTTTATGCCCAATATCCTAGCTACTGTAAGTAGCCGCACTCTGGTTTACAAACCCATACCCCAAAATTATGCAGGAGTCAAGCACATATAACGTGTAGGGGTGGGGTGGGTCATGCGTATGCCTATGCTAAAATATGTAATAAAATCAATGACTTAAGTTATTCCGTCGGAGAAAACTAAGTACTTGTTTTTGTTGTGTTTTTTGGTGTCAATTTTTTGACGCACTGGCTCTTTTTATTGTCAGTTTATTGACTATTTGAAATATAGGCAGGTAGTACAAATTTGTG